CCAATACGCTTCCTTCAACAACTCCCGTTCGCTGCACTTCTTCCTCGCAGCATGGCCTGTTGTCGGTATCTGGTTCACTGCTCTTGGTGTCAGCACCATGGCATTCAACCTGAACGGTTTCAACTTCAACCAGTCGATCGTTGACTCTCAGGGTCGCGTTCTGAACACCTGGGCTGACGTTCTTAATCGTGCAAACCTGGGTATGGAAGTTATGCACGAGCGTAATGCTCACAACTTCCCTCTCGACCTTGCTGCTGCTGAGAACACTCCTGTTGCTCTCACCGCTCCTAGCGTCGGTTGATACTCAACTCAATCACAAAGTTGGGGGTCTTCGGACCCCTTTCTTTTTCTTTACTAATGTTAAGTTTTTTGTACTTATTCTCATGAACGGAAAACTGGATCCTGAAGATAGAGTGCTCGATTGGTTTGAACAGACATGTGATAAACCATACGATAGACATCAATATCAGTTGATTTACTCTAATAAAAAAATTAAAGTATTTGATACTTGGGAGGAGGCAAGAAGTGAATGGTGGAATACTCCAACACAATTTACCTCTCACATCGAAGTATTAGATAGAAAAAAATCAAATAAAAAATCAAATGGAGGATTTAAATAGTGGTAGCTTCAACACTTTCACAACCAAAACAGAGGGGGTGGTTCGATGTACTCGACGACTGGCTTAAGAGAGATCGTTTCGTTTTTGTTGGCTGGTCTGGACTTCTTCTTTTTCCCACTGCTTACCTTGCTCTTGGTGGTTGGCTTACTGGGACAACTTTCGTTACGAGTTGGTACACTCACGGCATTGCGAGTTCCTATCTTGAGGGTGCAAACTTTCTTACTGCGGCAGTTTCTACTCCAGCAGATTCTATGGGTCATTCTCTTATGCTTCTCTGGGGTCCTGAGGCTCAAGGGGATTTCGTCAGGTGGTGCCAACTTGGGGGACTCTGGAATTTTGTGGCGCTCCACGGAGCCTTTAGCCTTATAGGATTCATGCTTCGGCAGTTTGAGATTGCACGACTCGTAGGGATTAGACCGTACAATGCGATTGCTTTTTCTGGTCCGATTGCTGTCTTTGTGTCTGTTTTTCTCATGTATCCTCTCGGACAGTCCAGTTGGTTCTTTGCGCCGTCGTTTGGCGTTGCAGCGATTTTCCGCTTCCTACTATTCCTACAGGGCTTCCACAACTGGACGCTCAACCCGTTCCATATGATGGGTGTTGCAGGTATCCTTGGTGGCGCTTTACTTTGTGCCATTCATGGTGCTACAGTTGAGAACACTCTGTTCGAAGATGGTGAACAAGCAAATACTTTCAAAGCGTTTGAACCAACTCAAGAAGAAGAAACGTATTCTATGGTCACGGCTAATCGTTTCTGGTCGCAGATCTTTGGTATCGCGTTCAGCAATAAAAGGTGGTTGCATTTCTTTATGCTTTTTGTTCCTGTCATGGGTCTTTGGACATCCTCTCTGGGGATTATTGGTCTTGCTTTTAATCTTAGGGCTTATGATTTCGTGAGTCAGGAGATCCGAGCAGCAGAAGACCCTGAGTTTGAAACGTTCTATACCAAGAACATTCTTTTGAATGAAGGTCTCCGTGCCTGGTTGGCACCTGTTGATCAACCGCATGAGTCTTTTGTATTCCCTGAAGAAGTCTTGCCAAGAGGCAACGCACTTTGATTCTAAAGAGACCTTCGGGTCTCTTTTTTTGTAAATAGTAATGTAGTCAAGGGCACACAACCCATATGGGTATGAGTGTATCGGGAACCACATCTGCAAAGTAAGTCAGATGAATGTGCTATTATCTGGCACACATGGTACAAGACAAAATACGAGGAAATGGATTATGAGAAAGCGAAAACACTCAGAGAAGAATGGTGTAATTGTGCAGGTGAACTTGGAGAAATGGTTCATCAGGAATACCTGACAAACCCACGTTATGAACAGTTACGAAACCAACCAGCGAGAAGAAGAAAACCTATATAATGCAGTTGTATAAACTTATATGAAGTTCTTTTTCGCACTTCTCGCTACAATTCTTTTTGCTGCTCCAGCATGGGCCGTAGATGTCCAGATGGGTGCTAATGGCAATCTAGTATTTGAACCAGCAGAGGTATCAATTGCTGCTGGCGAATCAGTTCATTTTGTCAACAACATGCTTCCTCCACACAACGTTGTTGTAGAGGATCATCCAGAACTTTCACACGAGGGACTTGCATTTGCTCCTGGCGAAAGTTTTGATATTGCATTTCCTGAGGCAGGGGATTATACTTACTGGTGTGCGCCACACAAAGGTGCTGGTATGATTGGAACCATTCATGTCTCATAATCACAACTATGAACCTATGCCTGCCTGGGTTCCCTGGGCGGGTGTAGGGTTGATGATCTTTACGGTCATCATTTTTGTTGTGTTTACATTATCAATGATTTACTTTCCTAACTGATGAATCACGCTGACCACTCAACCTTCGAACATATTATTCACATGTTTCTCTGTTGCATTGCCGGTCTAGGTATCGGTGCCCTAGGAGTCTGGGGATATAATCAAATCAAAAAGAATAAAGACCATAACCCATGAAAATATTTTTAGATACTGCTGACCATTGGGCCATTGAGGATTACTACAACACGGGATTGATCGATGGTGTCACAACAAATCCAACCTTAATTAAAAAGGCAGGTAGAGATCCCGAAGAAGTTTATGAACACATCAAAGGTGTTGGTATCAAAGATATCAGCATGGAAGTTGTTGGTAACTTCGAGGAGATGTATGCTGAAGGGTATAGACTCGCTGAAAAGTTTGGGGATGTTGCCACCATCAAACTGCCTATGACCAAAGACGGCCTACAGGTCTGTAGAGCACTGAGTAAGGATGGTATCCGAACCAACGTCACACTGGTCTTCTGTGCTGCTCAGGCGGTCCTAGCAGCAAAGGCAGGGGCAACCTATGTCTCGCCCTTTGTAGGACGCTTAGACGATCAATCTGTGGCAGGCCTGGAGGTTGTACGATCTATCTCTGAACTGTATCGCATTCATAGAATGCCAACACAAGTTCTTGCTGCTTCTATTCGTAGCGTTCAACGTGCAGTTCGCTCTTGGTACAATGGTGCTGAGATTTGTACGATGCCACCTAGTGTATTTGAACAAATGTACGATCACATTCTGACCGATAAAGGTCTTGAGATTTTTGACAAGGACTGGGCATCGGTAAAGGGTGATTAGTTCTGAGACGCCGGATAAATTAAGAGGGATCATTCAAGATACTTGGCCCAATCTGTTTTATCTAAAACCAATCGATAGAAAAAAAGAGATGAAGTTTACAGTTTATTCTAAAAACGGTTGCCCATATTGCACAAAAGTTGAACAGGTGTTAAAGTTAGCACAGTTACAACACGTCGTTTACAAACTTGATGAAGATTTTACTCGTGAAGAATTCTATTCAGAGTTCGGAGAGGGCAATACTTTCCCTCAAGTTGTTGTAGATGATGATAAATGTATAGGTGGGTGTAATGACACCGTTCGTTATCTACGGGAGCAAAATTTAGTTTAATGGAAAGCAACCTTCAAGAAGTTTATAATGATGTCGATAAGGCAATAGACTATGCCTTTGAAGGGCAATTCGTTATGAAGTTCTATGATTACTTAAAAGTTCGTGGAACCAAAAGAACTGAGGTTGAACAGTTCATTACTAGCAATACTGCACATGAACTCTCTGATTTGGTAAATGAACTTGAAGAATATCTTGAGGGTGGTTCAGATCATAACCATAAACTTCTTCGTGAAGCTTATGGTCACATTCCTAAACCACAAGCAAGAAAAATTAAAAACTATTTGTATGGCATCCTAGAAGATGCATGGAAGTATAGTCATGACAGAAGACCTGGAAGACGAAAAAAACCCACTAAATAATCCAGAACCTCAGATCAATAGAGGAATTGAGTTATTACTAAGGACTAGGAGGAGAAAACCAGAACCGCCAAAAACTTTTCAAATAAAGTTTGGTAAGATGGTCTCTCTCTTCCGCAGAGAGATTGTATTTCATCTAAACTTTTATTTGGATATTAGAAAGAAGTAGACTCTCTGGAGAAAAAAAAGATGTTAGCAGTAACTCTCACTATCAGTACTCTCGTTTCGATAATGTTTTTCTTTGTCGGAGGTGTAGTAGGATGGTTGGCAAAGGAACATTTTTACACAAACAACATTGCATATACTCATCCAGAGATGTTTGATGAGAATGGTAATGTTTTACCAGATGAAATTTTAGCAGTACGATTTGAAAACGATTATGACGACTACGAAGAAGAAGGTGACTACTAGAAAGCCTGCTCAACGAGTAAAACTTCCTCCGAATCCATTTCAACATGAGATTCTGGAACTCGTTGACAAACAAAGAACCAAAGCAAAGAAGGTAGAGATTCTCAAAGAGTATGA